GGGAGGCCGCGGGCACGTGGGTCGGGGCGTGGGCTATCCGTGACATGTTCAGTGACTACACCGACGAAGATGGTGTGACGCATACGAAGGCAGAGCAAGAGGCTGCGTATCAGGCTGGGCTTGATGCTAAGACTGCAGAGTCCATGCGCAGTAAGCGTAACACTCTGATTGCTGAGACTGACTACCTAGCCCTCTCAGACAATACACTCACTGAAGCTATGGCTGCATATCGTCAGGCACTGCGTGATATCTCTAGTCATGCTAATTGGCCTAACTTGGCTGAAGCTGACTGGCCTGTTAAGCCTGCGTAATTAACCCACAGACATAACTATTTTTGATAGAGGTAGCCTTGATGGCCAGCGAACAACTCAGAGACCTAGCAGACCTTGTATACCTAGCTCAAAACACAGGTGTAGCCACTGCTAAGATAGATGCTGCTGCTAAGGCTGCAGGTTTTGACTCCTATAGTGATAGCTTCCAAGAAATTAATAACGCCCTGCAGTCTGCTGGCTATAGTCCAGGAGATAACACGGCATTCTACGGAAGCAATGCCCCCAAAGATGAGGGCGCAAAGATTCTCCAGGAACGCTGGCAGGAAGCACCTGTTGACCAGGAGGGCGTTGCACCTGTAAACGATAACGTTGCAAATGCAGCATACCTCCAGCAGCAGTTGGAGAACAGGGGTATTTCTACAGAACAAACCTCTGCAAGCCTTCCCTCTAATGTTACTGAGTGGCAGGAGAAAGCCGCTGCAGCACCTACTCAAACTTATGAAAAGCAGAGTGCAGGTGTGGGTAAGAACCTTCTGAACATTTTTCAGTGGGATCAGCAACTAAAAAAACCTGTAGCACCCCTTCTTCCTGGTGGGGGTACTGGGGGTTTCAATGCAGATGGTAGCCCCGTGGGCTGGGGTATTTCTAACTTTCCTAACCCACCCACACCTGACCCTATCCAACAGACTGTTACTGATGCTGTAACTATCCCTGTTGTTAAGCCTACTTATGGTCAGATCAGGGCTACACCCCAGGGTATCGTACAGAGACCTGAGTCTGGTACGTTCTCTTCTCCTCTGCAGACTGCAGGCTTGTCTGCTGTGCCTGATACTATTACTGTCAGACCCCAGTATACTGGTACCACTATGGCCAACCTGACCATGCCATCCCAGGGTCAGCAGAGTATCCAGTCTGCAATGTATGGTAATAACTTTGGTCAGACTGTCACAGTTACCGAGATTAATGGTCAGCCTACCACTTACGTACCCCCTGGATTCAGACGTTTGTCTGGTCAAACCCAGGCACAACAACAACAGCAGATGCCTCAGTCTAGTAACCCACTTGTACCCTTCCCTGGACCTACTGATACTAAGCGGGCAGGGTCTATTGATCCAACTGTTACAAGTGCTGTTGTTGGCAGTCTTTTGGGTTTTAACGAGGGTGGCTCCGTAGAAAATGATGCAGAGCTTGACGCTATGTATCGCATGGCTACTAAGTTCCTTGGCTACCGTGGTCCCAGATCCCGTAAGTCTCTTGAAGACTTTGCTAAGTCCAGCCCTGGTGCTGCTGCAAAGATGAAGTCCTACACCGCAGCTATGGCTAAGGGTGGTATGGTTCGTAAGGGTTACCAGGAGGGTGGTATTGTTAGTGAGGATCAACTGGCAGGTATGTCTGGTAATCTGATCCGTCAGACACTCCAGCCTATCCAGGCACCCACATCAATGATCCTCCCACAGGAGGCTGACTTCATTGCACCTACTGCAGGCATGACCGTACCCCAGGCTCCCTTTGCTGAGTCTGCTACGGTTGGTGCAGTTGAACAGGCTCAGTTGCCCCAGTTCATTACCCCTGCTACCTTCCAGGCTCAACAGGCTGCACCCCAGGTTGCTGAGGAAACTGCCAGAACTCAGGCTGCTCAGGGTCAGGTGTCTCAGCAGGCACAGATCCAGGCTGCACAGCAGCAGGGTACTGCAGTATCCAGTGTTGATGCTGCACAGGGTACTGCGATCCTGATGGACAATCCCATGCAGAGGGAGATCCAGGATGGTGAGTTGATCTCTGGTACTTCTGTGGATGCCAATAAGGTTTCAGAACTCAACAGTCAACTCCAGGCTGCTCAGGCTACACCCACTGCACAGGCAACTGTTCAGGGTCAGCTTGAGGGTTTGATGACTCAGTTCGAGGGTGGTCAGACACCCGCATGGGCTGCTGGTGCTATGCGTAATGCCACTGCAATGCTTGCTGCACGTGGTCTGGGTGCCTCCAGTCTTGCTGGTCAGGCAGTGATCCAGGCTACGATGGAGTCTGCTCTTCCGATTGCAATGGCAGATGCACAAACCCGTTCACAATTTGAAGCACAGAACTTGTCAAACCGTCAACAAACTGCTATGATGGCTGCACAACAACGTGCTGCTTTCCTCCAGCTTGAGTTTGACCAGGAGTTCCAGTCGAGAGTGCAGAACGCATCTCGGATTGCAGACATTGCCAATATGAACTTTACTGCAGAGCAGCAGATCGCTCTGGAGAATAGTCGTATCGCCAACACCACCAACCTCCAGAACCTGAACAACCGTCAGGCTATGGTGATGGCTGAGGCTGCATCCCTTGCAAACCTGGACATGGCCAACCTGAATAACCGTCAGCAGGCTGCAGTCCAGAACGCACAGAACTTCCTGCAGATGGACCTGACCAACCTGAACAATGAACAGCAGACCGGGTTGTTCAGAGCACAGCAGAATATCCAGGCTCTCTTCACAGACCAGGCTGCAGAGAATGCTGCACTCCAGTTCAATGCAGTGAGCGAGAACCAGACAAACCAGTTCTTCTCCAGCATGAATACTCAGGTGTCTCAGTTCAATGCCACGCAGCGTAATGCTATGGATCAGTTCAATGTCAACTCGGTCAATGCGATGAGACAGTTTAACTCTGAGGTTCAACAGCAGAGAGACCTGTTCAATGCACAGAATGGTTTGATTGTTGCTCAGGCTAATGCTCAGTGGAGACAGAACATCGCCACACTGAACACCGCTGCACAGAACCAGTCGAACATGGACTTTGCAAAAACCATTAACGCCCTCACCTCTACTAACCTGGATCAGGTCTGGCAGAGGGAACGTGACATCATGAACTATGCCTTCACTCAGTCTGAGACTTCGATGGACAGAGCCTTGAGTATCCTGTTGGCTGATAAGGAACTTGATGCCTACAGAGAGAAGATGGCAGCAGACCAGAAGGATGCACGGGCAGCACTTGCAACCTCAGTTATTCTAAAGTGGATTGGCTAATGTACAAGACCCTCTATGAAAATGCCAGAACAATGGCTGACCGTATCCAGGCTGGTGAGTCTGGGTACCAACCAAAGAAACAACGCAGTCCCGTTGAGGGTCTGATGCGTAGGACTATGGAGGAGACTCCAGAACAGCGTGAGGACATGCTGACTAGACTTGCTGAATACATAGCAAGTGTTGGGGGTCAGCCCGCTGGAGAAGAGGGTACACCTGATGGACCTATGCGCCCTGTGTCTCGTGCGGAAGGGCTTGGAATTTCTGGATTAGATACCTCAGGTGATTGGGTGGCAACTACTGCAAGCGTTCTTAGAGAGCTAGAAGGTTTTAAAGAAGAGCCTTACTATGATGTAAATGCCTTCCGTGCAGGGTATGGAAGTGATACGTATACGACAGCCAGTGGTGAAGTTATATCTGTTACGGAAACATCTAGGGTGTCCCGTGAGGATGCTGAAAGGGATCTTGATCGGCGTATCCGAACTGAATTTGGTCAGAGGGCTGCACAGGCTGCGGGTGATGCCTGGAACAGTTACAACGCAGTGCAAAAAGCAGCCCTAACCTCGATAGCATATAACTATGGTAGCATCCCAGGAAGGATTGCTGAGGCTGTTAGATCTGGAGATCCTCGCAGGGTATCTCAGGCCATCCAAACCCTGAGAGGGGATAATGATGGCATTAACAGCAGACGCAGACTTATGGAAGCAGAGATGATGTTGCAGGGAGTTGAGTGATGAACAGATTTGAGAGACCTATCCCTGGTCAGTCACTGACTAGCACACCAAAGAATGCTCCCTATGAGAGACCCCCTGAGATCGCAGACCCTGAGATTGCGATCCAAGTCCACCTCGCCAGACTGACTGATGTCGAGGCGATGGAGGAGGTTATGTTCCACCTTGAGATGGGACTGGATGTGGTGAGTCTTACCGAGGGTATCCTCCGCAGTGCTGTGATGGCTGGTGTACACTCTGTTGATGTCAGCCTTATCGTTGCTCCTGTAATCCACGAGTATATCAAGTCCGTTGCAGATGAACTCGGTGTTGAGTATGAGGAGGGCTTCGAGAACAAGGGTGAAAAGGAACGCACTAAGTATGCCCGTAATGCCATGCTTGCCAAGGATAAGATGAAGAAGCTGGGTATCAGTCCTGAGGAAACGGCAAGTCAGATGGAAGCTCCTACCGAGGAACCACCCACTGAAATGGTAGAAGAACAAATGATGCCCGAGGAAGCTCCTCGTGGTTTGATGTCGAGGGAGATGTAATATGTGGAAGGGTGTTCTTCAGGGCTACATGATGGATGTCGAAAGACGTGAGCGGGAGACTGACCGAGAGGAGGCTCGTAGAATCCGTGAGGAGGATATAGCTCTTCGTCGTGAACAAATCAACCAGGCAAGGATTGATGATTATCGTAAGGCTGTCCTTCCGATACTTCTTGAAAGACAGAAGGAAGCTAGGGCAGAGCAAGAAGCCATTAACGCAGGTGTCTCTTTGGGTTTCTTGAGACCTGTGTCGGAAGCCCTACAGAGATCTGGTCAACTTGGCCGCACGATTACAAGAGTCGAAGAGTTAGATCTTGCACCTAGTGAGATTACTGCAATTAACGAAACAATCATGCAACAGTTGGGTGATAGGGCAGAGACAAACACGGTCGCTGCTGCAATTCTGGGTGTACTTGACAGCGATACAGACTTTGAAGATCCTGTTCAAGTTACACAAGCTTTAATCCAGTCTGTTGTTTCAGCAACAAGTATGGAAGACTTTCAGTCTGTATATGGCCAACTGCCTGCTGCTGGGGGAGGTCGTATTGATCCTTTTGAGTTCTCCTTGAGTACACAGCAGGTTGGTCTTTCTGAAACTCGTCAGATTAGAAACCAAATTGTAGAGAGACTTGCACCCCTCTATGGAAGAAATCGGGTTGTTTACAGCGCAACAGGGGAGGCTGGTTTTGCTCAGAACCCCCCTGAAGCAGTAAACCTTATGATCAATAGTTTGACGGATGAAGTTGTTAGAAGATCTCAGAGAGTTGGTGTAGATCAGGTTAGACCTGTAGACGCTATTGAACAACTTACGAATGCAGTTGTGCAAGCCTATACAACAGGT